GGTAAGCAGAAGGGCAAGTATAAGTTTGTTCACGAACCACGGACCATTGCCACATACGAGGCTCATCTAAAAGGAACCACTAGTATAGGTGTTGTTCCGATTAACGAAGACAACCTTTGCTGGTGGGGTGCCATTGATGTTGACCAGTATCCGTTGGATCATTCTGCCATATTGAATAAACTACGCGAAGTTGAGATACCTCTCGTCGTCTGCCGAAGTAAATCGGGAGGAGCCCACCTATACCTGTTCCTTACAGAATTAGTCGAGGCTGAGAAGATACAAGTGAAGCTAAAAGAGATTGCGGCAGAGATCGGTTTCGGTGGCTGTGAAATATTTCCAAAGCAGATTAAACTTGTTCTCGAACGAGGAGACAACGGTAACTTCCTCAACCTCCCTTATTTTGACCACGAAGGTGGCCTCCGCTACGCCTTTAACAAGGACGGCAGTGCCGCAACACTAAAAGAATTTTTAGCTCTGGCAGAGAGTTCTGCAATAACAGAGCAGGCTCTTGATGATCTGATGTCCAAGACTGTGCCGGAAGTTGATGACAAACTTAAAGATGGCCCACCTTGCTTGCAGGCTTTACTGCGGCAGGGCTTTCCAGAGGGCACTAGGAACAACGGACTATTTAACTTGGGCGTGTATTTAAGGAAGGCTTTCCCCGATGAGTGGGAGACAAAGATACTTGAATACAACCAGAGCATCATGGAACCCGCACTTGATCTTAAAGAGGTCAACATTGTCGCGGACCAGATAAAAAAGAAGGACTATCAGTACAAGTGCTCGGATCAGCCTGTGTGCAATTTTTGCAACAAAGACCTCTGCCGTAGCCGGAAGCATGGCGTGGGGGGTGGGGCAAACACACCGACAGTAGCCAACTTGCGTAAGTATGACAGCGAACCGCCTTTGTGGTTTCTTGATGTCAACGGGTCGCCTGTCGAACTAGACACCGAGGGACTTCAGAAACAACCCCGCTTTCAAATACTTTGCATGGAGCAGATAAACTTCATGCCCCGCACCATTACTAGACAAGCTTGGGAAGCTCAGATGAACATGCTCCTGTCCCAGATGTTGGACACAGAGGGTGCTGTCATAACAACGTCCGAAGACACAAGCCTTCGCGGTCAGTTCTACGACATGCTTGAAGAGTTCTCTACTCATATGCAGTCTGCAATGGATAGAGAAGAAATACTTTTACGCCGCCCTTGGACCGATGAAGAAGAGGGACGAACATACTTTAGGCTTAAGGACTTTGAAGCTTTTCTTAAACGCAACAAGTTCTTTGAATACCGCTCGAACAAAATAGCGCAACGTCTTCGAGACATAGATGGAAAGTCCGAGCAGTTTCGGATTAAGGGCCGCACAGTGCGCTGTTGGTCAATTCCATCCTTTGCAAAGATAGAGGAAGAATTTGAGTCTCGCTTTGACGATGAGGAGGATATTCCGTTTTGAGAGATGAACCTATCAACTGGAGCCAGCTTCTTCGCGACTTGCGGGTAGAGAAAGGTCTGACGCAAAGAGAGCTTGCCTACCAGTCTAAAATGCCCCAGCGGACAATTGCAGAGTATGAGAACGTCGAAGCCTCTCGACAGTTGTCCATATACAGGATTGAACAGATACTAGATTCTCTTGGTTATGAGATAGATGTGTTTCTGAAGAAGAACAATGTTTAGATACTTTGGACCCCCAGGAACCGGAAAAACAACTACACTGTTAAATCAGGTGGATGCTCTTCTATCGGGCGGCATGTCCCCAAACGACATAGGCTACTTTGCTTTTACACGAAAAGCGGCCCACGAAGCACGGGACAGGGCGGTAGAACGTTTTAACCTAGACCCAGAGAAGGACTTCTCGTACTTCCGTACACTTCACAGTTTAGCCTTTCAAAGTCTTGGCATGTCTAGTGCCGACGTTCTTGGCGACAAGGGTCTTAAGAGTTTTAGTAAAGAGACGGGCGTTGATTTGTCGTCTAATGGAATGCAGCACATTGCCGATGACGGCTTTACGCTTCTTAAATCTAACAACCCCATCATGCAGGGGTTTGACCTAGCTAGAAATACGTTACTTGGCGTTCGGCATGCCTACAATGTCATGGAACTAGATATTCCGTTTTATGAATTTGAGCACTTATATAACGAGTATGAACGATTTAAAGTGTTGAATGGTCTTAAAGACTTTACCGACATGATGGTCGAACTAGCTGAAAAACCAAGCAGTCTCCCCGTCCTTAATACAATATTCTTGGACGAGGCACAGGACCTGACGCCATTGCAGTGGAAAGTGGCTCATGGTTTAGGAGAACGCTGCCAGAGGATGTTCGTAGCGGGGGACGATGATCAAGGTATATACCGCTGGGCTGGTGCCGACATAAATCACTTTGTCTCTTTGGCAGGAGGATCAGAGGTTCTATCTCAATCCTACAGGATACCTCGAAGCGTTTACCGCATAGCCGATTCCGTGGTCAAAAGAATACAATTTAGGCAGAAGAAAATATGGTCTCCAAGACCTTCGGAAGGAAGTGTCCAACGAACATACGATGCAAACACGGTTTCGTTTGGCAACGAAGAATGGCTGGTTCTCGCGCAGGCTAATTACATGCTAGATGATCTAGCAAACCAACTTACTTCCAGCGGTCAGTACTTTGAGCGCAAAGGGTCACCGTCGTTAGCGAAGAACGTGCGAAGTGCCATTAGCTCATGGAACCACATGCAAGAAAGCCCCGGTCATGAAATATCACTGAAGGAAGCGGTCAACCTTTATGACCACATATCAAGTGGGTCGGGTAGTTTAAAACGCGGTGCTAAGAAAATGTTGGGCGGAGCGGATGAGAAAGACCTTTTTACGATGGCTGTCTTACGGGATTACTTTGGGTTAGAAACACCAGACACAACCTGGGACGTTGCTTTAAACCGGATTGGTGACGAAGACAGGGCCTATGCCACTGCCCTGCTCAATCGCGGCGTCAATATATTTGAGAAGCCCAAGATCAAACTGTCCACGATCCACGGTGCAAAAGGTGGTGAAGCCGACAACGTTTTACTGTTCACGGACCTGTCCAGTAAAGCATTGAAAGAAATGGAGAAAAATCCCGACGACGCTCACCGAGTTTTATACGTTGGGATAACACGAACAAAGAAGAACCTTGTTCTAAAGATGCCAGAAGATTCACAAAGGGGTTGGGCCATATGAGAGTAATAATCGAAAGTCCGTACAAAGCAGTTCACTTTAACGGACAATCTCTGTTCGACAACATTGAATATGCAAAGGACTGTTTGTCAAATTCCTTGTCGAGAGGAGAGTCACCGTTTGTATCACACTTACTTTACACGCAAGTACTGGACGATGACGTACCGGATGAACGCCAGCTTGGTATGAATTCCGCCTTAGAGTGGTACGAAGTTGCTGACTTATGCGCGGTGTATATAGACCTTGGAATATCTGAAGGTATGGCAAGCGGAATTAAACACGCTAAATCACTTGGACTAATCGTAGAAGAAAGGACAATACACAATGGCCGCATCTAAGGAGGTATTGGAAACAGCTTTGGATCTAGTTGGGGGTGACCGTGCCGTTGACTACGGTTCAATGTGGGAGAACCACCATAACATTGCCCAGTTGTGGAACGGATATTTGCACGATAAGAACGGCGACTTGTCCGCCGAAGATGCCGCCAACATGATGGAGCTAATGAAAATAGCACGGCGTAAGTCAGGGGCTCTAAAGAAAGACAACTACATTGATGGCGCGGGATATGCGGCGGTAGCTTTTGAATGTGCCGAGAAAGAACGCGACAACCAGCTTTCGCTTAAACTTCTGGCAGAAAAGTATAGTAAGAAGAACAATGAAAAAGAATCTTAAAAAACCAACGTGGGGCGTCAAGACTGAATGGGTTCCTATTGAGCAGTTACCTCCGACACCGAAAGGTATCACGGAAATTGCAATAGACTTGGAGACCAAAGACCCACGGCTCAAGTCCCACGGCCCAGGGTGGGCTACCGGACATGGAGATGTAGTCGGGTTTGCTGTTGCATACGAAGGTTTTAACGCCTATCTGCC